GTGTAAAGTTGGCTGACAAAAATTAAAATTAAAATTTGTTGTAGTAGCAACTAAACCTTTAGCACTATTTAATCCAGCTGGATCATAACCATAATGAGGTGGCCATTTGGTAAATCTATGACGTATCATAGTATATTTATCATCAGCGACATTAACAGGTTCACACCAAACAGTGGATAAATTAGTTCTGCGAAGTAAAGTTCTAAGGGAAAGAATTGCTTCTCCCCAATTAACTAAATACTTATCAGAAACTGATCCTCTAGTAGCACCCACAATAACAGAAGTAGGTTCACCATAAACATCTTGTGATTGTACAACAAAAGGTGATAGTGAAGTGGGTGGATCTATCGGATTTGCAAACTCTAAATTTTCAGCTCCTCTTACAAAGACTAACATTTTAATCGATGAAGTTAGAACTGGTGCTGTTAAAGCATTCAAAATTCGAACTTGTATAGTTCCATTATGATATCCAGGGTCAAAAATATATGAAGGTGAATTATTTTGACTCCAGGGCCTATTCACATAAGAATAGTCCCCAGCTCTAGTTAATAACCAAGATATAGCTTGTTGATAAGGTACTCTTATCTCAACATCTGTGTCTTTATTCAAATCAACAATCTGAGTGAAGACAACAGTAGATGATACAGCATCAGCAGTTAAATTCTGAGTTGCAGTACCTGCTGGATCATATGAAATTCTCACTCTACCCTTATGATATTGTGAGCATATAAATTTGAATCTAAAAATAATATCACCTCTCCAAGCTTTAAAAAGTTGAGAAACCCAACCCGTTGGTGTATAATATACAGCAGCAGGTGTGGGTGTGTTAGCATCATACATGTTAGGTGTGACTACACTAGTAAATAAAATTCTATCCACTGCATGTGTAGTTGACCAATCACAAGATATAAGATAACTCTCTTTTCCAACCAAATTGGAGATAATTAATTCATCCTTAGAGTCCAAACCTATAATTGAAGGGTCTATGCTTAATTCATTCTTACAATCCACTGTTAATTTCTCAACAGGATAACCAATATCAGTTGCTGATAATGGTGGATAAGGAGTAGGTCTGAATGGCATTGTATCCTCAACTACTGGCACATTAGTAAATCCAAATAAAGAAGCTATAGCACTAACTGCCGAAGCTCCTATCCGGGTTACAGTAGCAAATCTACCAATAATAGGCACATTTTCTAAATGACTAGCAACATAAGCAATTGCAGATGCAGGTTTGGAAATGACTCCATCCCCATATTCATCTTGAGATTGCATTGCTAATCCTAATGTAGGACCAGATATACGGACATTTTCTGCCCAAGCATATATAGTTACAGTTGCACCAGCAGCTGAAACACCATTTGCACTATCTAGTAATGTATAATTTACAAAATTCAAAGTTCCCATATCAAGAAAATCTTGTCTAGTTTGAATTCTCAACCAATTTCTAAAATTGAAATAAGGTAGTGTCATTACACCTCCCTCATTATGTTGAGGACTCAACCACAAATGTGGACGCTGTGAAATAGGTATAAAATACTTAAACAACGAATCTGCAGGTGCGGTACTAGGAGTAAGATTTGGTAAAGGAACATAATTCATAAGCATAGCTCCATAATAAAATGGAGATGCATTTATCATTACTTTAACTCTAAGATCACATTGCAAAAAAGCAAAATTATCTAATTTCTTCTTGATACGAGTATCATTAAAGAATAAGTCCCAAGGTGAATAAGTACGAACTGTACCTATAACATCACCCTCAGCCCAAGTAAAATTTGCAATTTTAACTGGTCGACTTAGAAATTTTGCAAGATCCAATGGTGTTTCATCTAAAATGGAATTAGGATCTAACTTTCGGTAGAAACCAGTTTCCATACCTGGATTTTCATCATGGAAATCTACATTTTCTTCAGTGATAGGAGTCAATGTATCTGTAGCTATCTCATCTTGGGATTGAACTTGAAATTGATATTTCAAACGAACAATTCTTGTGAGACAAGTCTCACAAAAGAAGGGATAAGATACACACATAGCAGAAATCTTCTCTAAATCTTGACAATGTGTTTCAAACAAACAATTATCTATAGATATAGAGGTATAAGTGTCTTGTGATTGTATTTGGAATCTCACATTAGAGAATCTATCTAAACACGTCTCACAGAGACTCGGATAGTCAGCACACAACGCCATAATGCGTTTGTGATGCTTAATAGGAACGCGAAAAAGACAATTGTCTTTAACGTGCACAGGAGGATTCACTCCCTCTTGGGTATCTTCTAGCGAGTACCCTCTGCTTTGGCTGCCCTCATTGGCAGCGTGGCTATTGGTGTTGGCAATTAGATTTACAATATATAAGCTAATCAGGCTATATATAAGGGGGTGAGTTTAAAGACTTCCCAGGTCAGTGCCCCAATTAAGGGGCTATATATATAAATGAAAATAGAAATAAAATATACAATATATAATTATAAATATTAATTATGCGTTATGTAAACGCTCTAAAGGGATTCCTTTTGAGGATTCCCAAAACTTTACACGAAGAGATTCCCATGAAGGGAACGTTGAATCTTCAATGTAACAGTCTAATTCATTTTCAGTGACCACTTCTTTAAGAAGAGTAGTCATCTCTTCAAACTTATCTTTCCCGTAGTAAAAACATTCTCTTACTGCGGTTCCAATAGTTTGGATTGCTTGAAATCTTGCAGAAAC